AGCGACGATCCCCGTTTGATCTTCAAATCTATATTACCTTTATGGTATTCTTTGTGACAAGTTTCACATAAGGTAATAAGATTAGAAGGGGAATCACCTCCCGTTTTTCGGGATTCAAGATGATGGACATTAAGGATCTTATCTTTTGACTTCCCTTTACAATACTGACATTTATGCCCATCCCTTGCCAAGACATATTCCCTTGTGTTCCAAAAACCAAGTTGATCCCCTTCCTGATATTCGTTACCGGAGATATCGGGATTCTTGATTTTTTGGGTATCAAATTGAGCTACTTCAATAACAATACGAGATATTGGTAATATAGAACATACATTGTCAATAACACGAATATGGGCGTCTATTTTGTACTTCACCGAAGGTGCTACCCATCCTGGACGCTTACTTTTTACTCTGTTATCGAAACGAGGTTTTCTATACCTCAATCTATTCCGTCTTGTTCTTCGTAGCTCCCTTCTGGTAGACAAAAGATCTACGATATCATTTCTAAGGATAACTTCACTACTGTAAAGTTCTTTGCTTTTCGTCGTAGCTGATAAACCAACATGTTTAGTACCAGCATCAACGCCTAACACAATTTCCTGTTTGTAATCAGATGTTACGTACGTTAATCGGATGGTAAACGGACATAGGTTCACAACGACTGCCTTTTTATCTTTAAGCAGTCTCCTAACCTTACCATGCCTCGTTGTTGGCATCATAGGTTTACCATTTATGTCTTGTACGTACACCATATCTACAAACATTTTTAATGTTTATTCAACATAAGTCAGGAATATTTCATCCTGTTAGTACCCATCGCCAATGTTATAAGAGGTTTTATATAATGGCAACACTGTTTCGTCAAATACACTACTCCTGTTTAATCACCATCCTTAGAGCTACGGACTTGGGCAAACATCCGTAGGTAACTATATATTCTCAAATAACGTAGCCTTCGTTTCAAGGCTTAGGCTAATATCCGGACCATTTATGGTACATTAAAACCTTATAATGAAATTATATTGTTTTAATGTTATTTCGGATATGATACAATTCGGCAAGTTTCTTTACCTTATTTTTAAGAAAAGAATACTCTTGTATAACTTCCATAAAGTCAGTTTCGTTAGCTTTACCCTCTATGAAGATAACGGTTTTGCTTCCAGGTCTATGATCGTCTAAGCTTGCCGGGATTCCTAATATCGTCCATCCTTTAAACTCAGCTATCTTAAAACGCATAACGTCAAACACCTTATAGAAATCATCACAATCTACAGATTCTATTACCTTAATATCCTCTTCTGTGAATTTACCTCGTATCGGAATAGCGTAATGACCAGGACGGCCATCGGTTCCGAAATATGCGATTCTAACCATATTATATATAATATTTTAGTTGTCCTGAAATCCTATATTTACTTATATCATCGCACAGGTTACACCCTCCCGTACATCCACAAGCCGAACAATACGAATCTCTTTCTGCCTTCGATTTAGATTGGAAATCCCTTACGGCTTTAATCCAGGTAGGAGAAACTATCTTACCAGAGAAAGAAGGTACGTTTAAAAGTAGTGTTTTCATGATTTCGCTGAAACATTCATATAACACGGTACATCTACCACATCTCTTCTACGAAGTCCCTTCTCAAAATAAGAAACCATATAGGTATTTTTACCTTCGTGATCAGGTCTTGGATCAAAGCATTCAAAAACGAATCTTGTTCTACCTTCAAGATGACCAAACATGAAAACAAATTCGCCACCGTATCTTTTGCCGGCTAATTCTTCTACAGTCATAATCTATCCCCTCCCAATCCTGAATTGATGCTAACGTACTTGACACGAACTTCATTTCCACGTCCAAGCTGACCCCAGCCGGGCGATGGCGTTCCCTTGGCCGGAGCAGGGACAGCCCTAAGCCGAGACCAGTCCTGCTTTTGCCTCATGGCTTCGGCCTCTTTGTAATACCGGTTACACAGTTCTTGATCTTCGTAACCAACGTAATCTTCCTTATTTTCCATAAAAAATACTTTTTCAACAAAAGTACGACATTCATAAATTAATTAGATTTAAAATAAAACAATATGAATTAAAATAAAAACCCGATACGTTAAAATCGCATCGGGCCTGGTATTGGGAAAAATAGGTTCAGATCTTGGGTAAAGATTCGAGCCAATTTTTAACATCTTTATATTTAGGGTCTTTGTCTATTCTATCTTTCAGTTCATGCAATGCTGAGTCCATAACCGTATTCGGTACGCCAATCAACTCTCCTATTAAATACAATGGGGTTTTATTCGATTTAGATTCGTGTGCTATATTCATGTCAAAAAAAAGTTATGTGAAACAAACCGGCCACGGGTATTCTATTGCCCGCCGACCGGTATAATATTTTTATTCCTTTTTTTCCAAACGGGAAAAACGGGAATGCGGGAATCATATTTTTTACTATCTTCCGTAAAGCCCCTGCTTTTAAGCAGGGGATCAATGCTTCTTTTGATCATCTATGTATTTTTTAATAACTGATTCTGATATATGCCCTATTGTTTCAACATAAAAAGATCTTGTCCATAATGAAGGCAGTCTTTT